GACTATCAGTCTGCACTCCAATCACAAGTTAACTTGACAGTTGACGATACAGGCAATACATTTGCTGGTACAATGTTTGGTCGCATCAAGGTTTATATTGACCCATATGCACAAACAAACTCCACAAACGAGTTTGCAGTTGTTGGTTTCAAAGGCTCTAATGCTTATGACGCTGGTCTGTTCTATTGCCCATACGTTCCATTACAAATGGTTCGTGCAGTTGATACAGGTACTTTCCAACCAAAAATTGGTTTCAAAACACGCTACGGCTTGGTTGCAAACCCATTTGCAGAAGGTACAACACAAGGTTTGGGCGCATTGAATGTCCAAGCAAACAACTACTATCGTTCTTTTGTAGTTGCAAACTTGATGTAATTAAAAACTCCATTAAGAGAGTTAGAGAGGCACTTCGGTGCTTCTTTTTTTTGGCGTATAAATACCACTATATTTGAGAGAATACAAATGAGTGCATTAGATAGAAATCCACAAAACCAAAATGTATTGCATCCTAATAAGTTTCAATTAAACTTTAGTAGGTTGCCTAATACTCAATTCTTCTGTCAGACAGTTGGATTACCAGGCGTATCAATGAGTGAGGTTATGAGAACCACACCATTTATCGACTTATACTCTCCTGGTGAAAAAATGATTTATGATATGTTGAATGTAACTTTTATTGTTGATGAAGATTTAAAGACTTGGCTCGAAATTCATAATTGGATTCGTGGTATGACTTTTCCAACCAACTTTAAAGAATATGCCGATTTAAAATTATTATCTAAATTTTCCAATCCAATTCACCCACAGTTTTCGGATTGCACTATGACAATATTAACTAGTGCTAACAATCCAAATTACCGTGTTCAGTTCTATGATGTTTTCCCAACCACATTATCTACAATTTTGTTTTCATCGACAGATACACCAGACAGTATAATGACTGCCGATGTGTCATTTAGATTTGCCTATTATAATATTGACAAAGCATAATTGATGTGATATACTCCTAAAAGGAGGATTTGTAATGAATAAACTTGATGAATTGCTTGAAATGTGGGCAAAAGATTCTGTCATTGATAGAACTGAGCCAGGCAAAGAGCTTACCAATATTCCACAATTACATAGTAAATACTTGAATATACTTTCAAGGCATCGCCTATTGGCAAAAGATGCTGAGTTCAAGTATAACAAAATGAAACGCATTAAGTGGGAATATTATACAGGTAAATTGGATGATGACCAACTTAAACAATATGGATGGCAACCATTTCCATTTGTATTAAAGTCCGAGATTACTACTTACTTTGATAGTGATGAAGATTTAAACAAATATTTGGCATCTAAATTAATGCATGATGAAATTGTTGATGTATGCCAAAGTATTCTTAAAGAATTAAATTCACGCACATTTCAACTTCGTGATTTTATAGCCTGGGAGCGATTTATACAAGGTGTTTGATATTAGATTAGAGAAAGTCAATGAGGCTTTCATTCTAGTTCATTGTGAAAGAAATATAGCACAAGAACTTTCGGATTATTTTTGCTTCTATGTACCTGGTTATCAATTTACACCAGCGTTCAAAGCTCGTTATTGGGATGGAAAAATTCGTTTATTAGATTTAAGAACCATGAGTATTTACCATGGTTTACTTCCATATATACAAAAGTTTTGTGAAGAACGGCAATATAAATTAGAGATTGATTCAGAAGTAACTCTTACAGAAAACTTTTCAATTGAAGAAGCTAAAAAGTTTATTCAAACATTAAATTTACCACATGAAGTTCGTGATTATCAATTAAATTCTTTTATTCATGCGATTCGTAATAAAAGAATATTACTATTATCTCCTACTGCATCAGGTAAATCATTAATATTATATTTAATTCTACGACAGATTCAACACGCAGGCCATAAAAAAGGATTACTAATTGTTCCAACCACATCTTTGGTTGAGCAAATGTATTCGGACTTTGAATCTTATGGTTATGATTCAGAACAATATTGCCATAGGCAATATGCAGGCAAAGACAAAGTAACAGATAAATTTTTAACCATCACTACATGGCAATCAATTTACAAGAACCCACAAGAATACTTTGAACAGTATGACTTTGTATTGGGTGACGAAGCACACCAATTTAAAGCCAAGTCTTTAACAACCATTATGTCTGGTACAATCAATTCCAAGTATCGTATTGGTTGCACAGGCACATTAGATGGTACACAGACACACCGATTAGTATTGGAAGGATTGTTTGGTCCAGTTTATAAAGCAACTACTACTTCTGAGCTAATTGAAAAAGGCCAATTGGCATCTTTTAAAATTAAATGTTTAATATTGAAGTATCCTGAGGCAGTTTGTAAAATAGCTCGTGATTGGGACTACAATACTGAAGTTGAATATATAGTTATGAGCGCTGCTAGAAATGAGTTTATTAAAAATCTAGCATTATCACTAGAAGGTAATAGCCTTATATTATTCCAATTTGTTGAAAAACACGGCAGAGATTTACATTCTATAATCAAAGAGAAAGCAAAGAACCGCAAAGTATTCTTTGTTTACGGAGGAACAGATGTGGAAGTCCGTGAATCAATTCGTGCTATTACTGAAAAAGAAAAAGATGCTATTATTGTGGCTTCTTACGGAACTTTTTCTACTGGGGTTAATATTCGTAATCTACATAACATCATTTTTGCCAGTCCTTCTAAGTCCCGTGTTAGAAATCTTCAGTCGATTGGTAGAGGTTTAAGAATAGGTGATAACAAAGAAGAAGCTACATTATTTGATATATCTGATGATTTTCGTATAGGTAAATTTACCAATTACACGTTAAAGCATTTTATTGAGCGTGTTAAAATATATGATGATGAAAAGTTTAACTATAAGTTTTATAACATAGAGCTAAAAAATGGATAATATTAAAATAGTAAGACTACAAAGCGGCGAAGATGTTATAGCAGATTATTCACAAATGGAAGGTGATTCTTCTGTTTTGTTAACCAATCCAATGACTTTGATGTTTAAAAGAATGCCTACTGGTCGAGCAGTTATGTTGATGAGTCCTTGGTTGCCATTAGAACTTGTTGAAAAGAATGAGGCCTGGTTATATGAATCAGACATTTTAACCATCATTCAACCTAAATTACAAATCATTGATTATTATTGCAATACGGTAAAAGAAGTGCAAGAAGATATGTTACAAGATGAAATGCACGGCGAAGGCCTTACAGATATTTCGGATCAATATGATGATGAAATGTCCGAAGAAGAAGAAATTCAAGCAATGGAAGAACTAGATGAATTAAGACAAGATGTAAAGAAGCGGTTATTACATTAATCTGAAAACCCAACACCGCCACTTTAACAGTTGTCAAGCACTAAATGAGGCAATAGTAAGCAGTATCTCCTAATATGCTTGCTTTATAATATTTTTGTGATATAATGGTTAATATGTTGGAATATAATGAAGAAAATTTAAAACTTGTATCAGATATCATTAAACGAAATCTGACACCTGATTTATTGCCAAAATCTTGGATTAATAGAAATGAAAAGAATCCAACTTTTGGGCATTGCCATAATGCAGCAGGATGTTTATATAAAATATTCGGTTCTAAGGCAGTTAATATGTACCGAGGATTCGATGGTGAAATTTACCATTGGTGGATACAAGATAAATTAGGCACAATTATTGATTTGACTTCAGAACAATACACAAGTATTGGTAAAATTCCTCCCTATGATAAAGCTGAGAAGGCAGGATTACTTGGTTTTGAATATAAGAAAAGAGTTTTAAGATTATATGAAAGAGTAACAATTGAATTGAGTGGTAATAAATTAGGATTATTAAATCATTATGAGTAAAAAACACTATGTCAATAATGCTGACTTTTTAGCATCTCTGATTGATTATAAAAAGAGATGTAAAGAAGCGGCACAGAGCGACAAGGAAGATCCACCAATTCCAAATTATGTTGGTGAATGTTTTCTTAAAATCGCAGAACACTTATCCCGTAAGCCTAATTTCGTATCATATTCATTCCGTGATGAAATGATTGCTGATGGTATTGAAAATTGTATTCAATACTTTCGCAACTTTGACGAAACAAAATCAAAAAATCCATTTGCTTACTTCACACAGATTATTTACTTTGCATTTCTTCGTAGAATTACAAAAGAGAAGAAACAGTTGTATGTCAAATATAAGGCAACACAACAGTTTGGTCTTTTAGATGAAGGTGAAATGTATGAAGATGCCGAAGGCAATATGAGGCAGTTTGAACTCTATGATAACATCGCCGAGTTTATTGAAACCTTTGAAGAAGCTAAAGAGAAAAAGAAAAAAACAAAAACAAAAGGATTAGAAAAGTTTCTTAATGCGGAGGAAATTATTCAGGATATTCCAGAAGAATGAAAATTGCTTTAATAAATGACACACACGCTGGTGCTCGTGGTGATGACCCACGATTTAATGAATATTTCTTTAAGTTTTGGGAAGGCACATTCTTTCCTTACCTTGAAGAACAAGGGATTAAACATATCTGCCATTTAGGTGATGTTGTTGACCGCAGAAAGTTTATTTCATTTGTAACACTCAATTCTTGGCGCAAACGATTCTTTGATGTAATCAGAGATAAAGGCATTACTATGGATGTGATTGTTGGTAACCATGATGTTACTTACAAAAACACCAATGAGATTAATGCTATGAATGAATTGTTTGACCATTACAATAATATTAATGTTTATATTGACCCTCTAACTATTAATTATGATGGTTGTGATGTTGCTATGGTACCATGGATTAATTCTGGTAACTATGAACAAACTTTACAATTCTTAAAAGAAACTAAATCACAAGTTGTATTTGGTCACTTTGAAATTTCTGGTTTTGAAATGGACAGAGGTAACATTTGTCATACAGGCCTGGATAAAGCTATGTTTGATAGATTCGATACTGTATTGTCTGGCCATTTTCACCATAAATCTTCAGATGGCAACATTTCATACCTTGGTAATCAATACGAAATCACTTGGGCAGATTATAATGACCAACGAGGATTCCATGTGTTTGATACCAAAACAAGAGAGTTGACTTTTGTTCCTAATCCAAATAGAATGTTTCATAAGATTAATTATGATGATGCTGTCCATGATTTTGAATATTGGAAAGCATATGATTATGATTCTTTGAAAGATGCCTATATTAAAGTTGTTGTATTAAATAAACAGAACCCTTACCTGTTTGATAATGTTATTGATAACTTATATAAAGCAGGAGTTGGTGATATCTCCATTGTTGAGGACTTTACTGAAACTATTGTGGAGAACGACCAAGAGTTGATTGACCAGGCAGAAGATACTATGACTATACTATTTAAGTATATTGATAACCTCACTTTGACCGTGGATAATGATAAACTTAAAACTTTAATGAAAGAGCTATATGTTGAAGCTCTCAACACAGAAACCGAATGATTCTATTTCGCAAGATTAGGTGGAAAAACTTTCTTTCCACAGGTAACTATTTTACTGAACTACAATTTGATAAATCGCCTAATACACTAATAGTTGGTCAAAATGGTGCAGGTAAATCTACAATGCTTGATGCGTTGTGTTTTGCTTTGTTTGGCAAACCGTTTCGCTCGGTAAATAAACCACAACTATTAAACTCGATTAATGGTAAAGATTGTGTTGTTGAAGTTGAGTTTAATACAGGCAACAAATCATATAAGATTGTCCGTGGTATTAAACCTGCTGTGTTTGAAATCTGGTGTGACGGCGTAATGATTAATCAAGAAGCCGCAGTCCGTGATTACCAAGAATACCTTGAAAAGTTTATTTTGAAGTTAAACTATAAATCGTTCACACAAATTGTTATTCTTGGTTCAGCATCATTTACACCATTCATGCAATTAAAGCCTGGTGATCGTAGAGAAATCATTGAAGATTTATTGGACATTCAAATCTTTTCAGCAAT